ACCGCTACTCGCGAAGATCATTTTGCTTGCAGCGATAAACACGTGCTTGTGTCTAGCGTTAGAGAGACAAACCCGGAGATCAAGCAATTTTGGCCACTTTCTCTTATCACGTGGCGAACGAACGGCGGGAGTAATGGTCGCCTTGAGGCATTGTCTGAAACTGTCCTCGCTCGCCTCACGTTGGAAGACGCAAAGAACATGGTTACCCTTTTGCAAGAGGACATAGTAGCCATCGAAAAAGAAAACGTTGATGCCTAGCGCATTCGCTGCGAAACGTGCCGACGCTACGATCTGTTCTGCAGCATGTCGGATGCGCAAACGCCGCGCCGAAGGAAAGCAGAACGCGTAATGGCTGGACGCCCTACGATTTACACCGAAGAGATCGGTGACATCATTTGCGCTCGCTTGGCTGACGGCGAAAGCTTGAATGCGATCTGCAAAGATGACGAAATGCCGGCAGAGAGTACTGTTCGAAGCTGGGCGATTGTTCCTGAACATCCTATTTCTGCGAAATACGATCGTGCGCGCGAGCTTGGCTATATGAAAATGGCCGACGACCTGCTTGAAATCTCTGACGATGGCACGAATGATTGGATGGTTCGCGCAGGTCAGGACGCCGAAGGTACAGCATACAGCATCAACGGCGAGCATGTCAGCCGGTCTAAGCTTCGTGTCGATACACGCAAATGGCTGCTCTCGAAGGCTCTGCCGAAAATCTATGGCGACAAGATCGTCAATGAGCACACCGGCAAGGACGGCAAGCCGATCGAAGTGGCTGACGTGTCCGACGTCGAAGGCGCGCGCCGTGTAGCCTACATGCTCGGCTTGGCAATGGCCAGAAAGAAGAATGTTCCAGTCCCCGCGTCTTGAGGACATCCTTTCCGCCTTCGAGGTCATGACCCCGGAGGAAAAGCAGGAGACGATCAAGGCGGCGATGGCGGAGACAGGGCACCTTCCGTGGGTGCCATCGCCAGGCGGACAGACCGAAGCGCTGCACAGCGAAGCGGACGAGCTGTTCACGGGCGGCGAGCCCGGCGGCGGCAAGTCGTCACTTCTCGTCGGCGCTGCTGTCACTCAGCATATGAATTCGATCATCTTCCGCCGGGAATACCCACAAATCAAGGGGCTTGAGAAGGAAGCCACGCGCATCCTCGGCTCGCGGACGGGCTATAATTCACAAGATCACATCTGGCGCATACCGGGAACGGAGCGTGTGCTGGAGTTCGGATCAGTTCCGCACGAATGGAGCGTCGAGAAGTATCAGGGCCGCGACCACGATTTCAAGGGCTTCGATGAAATCACCCACTTCTCGCGGACGCAATACCAATATCTGACGCTGTGGCTTCGCTCGGCTGCTCCGGGACAGCGCTGCCGGATCGTCTGTACCGGAAACCCGCCTCAAACTGCGGATGGACTTTGGGTCATTCAGCATTGGGCTCCGTGGTTGGATGAGAACCATCATGATCCTGCCAAGCCAGGCGAATTACGCTGGGCCGTCCCTGCCGATGACGAGAGCGACATAGAACTGTTCCTTCATTCGCTGGAAGAAGCCATGGAACATGTCGCGAGGATGAAAAAACCGCCGCGCGATGCGAAGGGCGTTCTGCTTCCTCCGCGATCAAGAACCTTCATCCCGGCGAAGATGGAAGACATCCCGGAGCTTGCCAATAGCGGGTATGGCGCGGTTCTGGCGTATGCGCCGGCTCAGTTGAAGAATCTCGCAAGCGGCAAGTTCACGGCGAGCCTTCAAGATGACCCGCATCAGGTCATTCCGACCGAATGGATCGTCGCGGCGCAGGAACGGTGGAAGCCTGACGGATATCAGAAGTTTCTGATGACGGCAATGGCTCTCGATCCAGCTGGCGGCGGACAGGACGCAGAAGAGCTTATCTGGCGTCATGGTGGCTGGTTCTCCGAACCGGTAACTGCCAAGGGCGCGCAGACGAAAGACGGCTCACGAGCCGCTGGCGTCATCGTAGCGCATCGCCGGGCTGATGCGCCGGTCATCGTCGATGTTGGCGGTGGCTACGGCGGCGCTGTTACGCTCCGCCTTGATGACAATGGTATCCCGCATCACGGCTTCAACGGCGCAAGGGAAACGCAGGCGAAGACCAAGGACGGCAAGCTTGGCTTTTACAACGCGCGGGCCATGATCTACTGGCGGCTGCGTGAAGAGCTTGATCCCGACCAGGAAGGCGGCTCGGTGATTGCCTTGCCGCCGAAAGCTGAGATCCGGTCGGACCTTGCTGCGCCGCGGTGGAAACTGACGGCAAAAGGCATCCTGATCGAGTCCAAGGAAGACATCCGCAAACGGCTCGGGCGATCCACGGGCAAAGGCGATGTCATCGCCATGTGCCTTACCGAAGGGCAAGCCGTTATTTCTCGCGAGCTTCACAAAGCTTCCCGCGCCGCACGCCGCGCCCCGAAAGTCATAACATCTCAAACCCGCAGGAGACACTGAGGGGTTCAGGACAGAACTGCGAGTATCGCTGAAATCACAAGGGCAAGCCCGAATGTGATTGCAATCATCATGCGAGCGGCAAATCGTGTTTCGGCATCGTAGGATCGCACAGACTTCCAGAATTCGATGGCGTCAGCGTCCATCGGCTCTCCAGTGTTTGGGTCCAAGCCTTGGACAATGCGGCGCTTCTCTCGTGCAAACTTTACGGTCATGGCCGTCCCTTGGCGCGCTTCTTGCGCATGTAGTCTCGCATATAAGCACGCTTATCAAATTTCGGCACTCGCGTGATCTTCAGTTCGGCAGGCTGCTCCGCGTGAACGGGCGGAACTGACGAGACCGCTGGAAGAGCGAGAGATCTGCGCTGCAGCAGCCCTTCAAGGGCGTCGCAGACTTCCGTGACATCTGCATTCCGAGGCATCGCGCGGCGAAGGCGGGCAATCGTCTTCAGCAAATCTACGCTCATGCGCTCATGTCTAACACGGTCTAACGCTACATGTCTAACGCAATCTAACAGAATTCACAGGAGACACTGAATTGACATCCCTCTTTAAAGCACCGAAAGCCCCGGAGGCTCCAAAACCCGTCCGCATGCCGACGGCGACCGATCCCGACGTCGAAGCAGCATCCCGACGCACACGCGAATCCGCTCTCAAACGCAAAGGCAGGCTGTCCACGATCCTGACTGACCAGACCAGCAGCGTCGTTGGCTCCAGCGGGCAGAAGCTGGGCGCGTAGGCAAATCCATATGGATCAACGGGCTCGCAACGTCCTCCAGATGGGGGATCGTTTGTTCAATCGCGGCAGCGTCAACGAGCTGTGGCAGGAACTGGCGCTGAACTTCTATCCAAAACGCGCGATCTTCACCGAAAAGCGCGATGATGGGGAAGAGTATTCAGACCATCTCTATTCGTCATATCCGCCGCTCGCCCGGCGCGAACTCGGCAACATGATCGACGAGTTCCTGTTCCCTGAAAAGTTCTTTTCGATCCATGTGGATGATGAGGATCTTGACGAGGAAGACGGAAATCGCCGGTTCCTGGAGCATCTGACCGGTATCCAGATGCGCGCCATGACGGACCAGGGCGCCAACCTGATCGGAGCCCGGACGCAAACCAACCACGATCTGATCACCTTCGGCAATGGCGCCATCAAATACGGCCTCAACGTCAATGGCGATAGCCTGCTGTTCCGCAATTATCACCTCAAGGATTGCGCATGGTCGGAAAACGCTGAAGGCAAGATCGACTGTTTCCACCGCAACTGGATGCCGACAGCCAGGCAATTGAAACATCACTTCCGTGACAAGGTGTCGAAGGAAGTCGACAAGGCGATGGAGAAGGATCAGGAGAAGGAGTTCGAGTGCCGTCACGTCGTCCTGCCGTCACGGCTGTATGACTACAAATCGAAGAGCGGCAAGCGCTTTCCTTTCGTCTCGCTTTATGTGGAAAGGGCAACGGAGACCGTTCTTGAGGAAGTCGGGCTGAACTATTTCTGCTATGTTGTCCCGCGGTGGCAGACGGTTTACGGCTCCGGCCTCGGCACCTCGATGGTGACGGATATCGCGCTTCCCGACGGTCGCACCATCCAGGTCGTCATGCGTACCTTGCGCGAGGCTGGCGAAAGCTACGTCAATCCGCCGCTCATTACCATCGGCGATGCCATCAGAGGCGATATTGCACTCTATCCAGGTGGCATAACTATAGCCGATATCGAATATGACGAGCGTCTCGGCGAAGTCCTGCGTCCGATCACCCAGAACTCAACCGGGTTCCCGATCGGGATGGAGATCGCCACCGCGCTGAAAGAAGATATTCGCAACGCATTCTTCCTCGATAAGATCCAGCTTCCTGAAATCACACACCAGATGACGGCAACGGAAGTGCGCCGCCGCATTCAGGAGCATATCCGGGCTGCGTCGCCGATCTCCAAGCCGATCCAGAAGGAATATCTGCATCCGCTGTGCGACGGCGTGTTCAACCTGCTGATGGCTGAAGGCGCGTTCCCGATCGACATGATGCCGGAAGCCTTGCAGGAGCACGACATCAAGTTCAAGTTCCGCTCGCCGCTCGATGAACTGGCCGAGCAGAACGAGGCGGATATCTATCTCGATGTCCGCGATACGATCTGGGCGCCGGCGGTACAGATGGATCCGTCCCTGGCCGAAGTTGTCGACATGGAAAAGGCCACACGAGACGCCATGCGCTCCAAGGGGTGGAAGGCTGACTGGTTCAAGCCGAAGGAAGCCGTCATGGAGCGGCGGGCGCAGATGGATCAGGAAGCAGAGGCCGCGAAGGTGATGGAAGAGATCGCTGCCGCCGGCGGTGTTGCCGAGCAGGCCGGGCGCGGGGTTGATGCGGTCGCGACGGCTGGCGCGAATGTTCAGCAGGCGATGTCAAGTGCTGGCTGATCTTCGGAGTTCCTCAGCCCTGATTACCCAACTGCGGATCAGTATGGCGCCAAGTGGAATATTCAAGATCACGAAAACAATCCAAGCCGCCGTGTGGTGGCCATCAACGATTAAAGCCGACCAGAACAAAAACGATGGAAAGATAAAAAAGCTTGTGGCGAGCCAAATAGCTACGAGTCCGCCGACAATGCAGCACACACCCTTTGCGATGAATTCCATCAATGCGCGGACATAGTAGATCATCAGGAACCCTGTGAAAGAGCCAACAAAGCGACGCCAGCAGCGCGAAACCAAAAAAGAAATCTGGCATCCAGCAATATACGACGACGCCGATATTCGCGCAATACAAGCTCTGGCGTTATACGCAAAAGCTGCCGACGATCCGAAATACAAGCATCTCGTTCCCGGCCCGGAAGACGTCAGGCGCGCGTTAGACTGGATCGTCCACAAGGCTGCGGCAACCTACGAGAACAGCTTCGTCTCGAATGACCCGAATGGACGCATTGCAGCCTTCATGGAGGGCAGGCGCTCCGTTGGTCAGCAAGTAATCAAACTGCTTACGCTCAAACCCGAACACTTCAAGGAGCATACCGATGGCGGGAGCCTACGGCAAGATGCCAGACGAAAAGAAGATGATGGCCAAGGCTGATCTCCACACGCTCATCGAGGCGGAAAAGATCAAGAAGGACTCGCCCCGTTTGAAGGCGGCGATGCAGTGCAAGAA